ACTGGTACGGCCAGTGACACGATTACACGAGTCTCCAGAACCATTCATCTTGTAAATGGAGCCTTTACTGCAATCGATGTCGGGCGCATCATTCGTGTTGCAGCAGCGACGGATGGCATCAACAATTTCGACTACGTCATCGAATCCATCCTCAGCACGACCGACGTCGTGCTTTCCCAGGAACCGTGGCAGGATGAGTCCGGCCATGACTTCATGGGCGGTTGGAATGGCGGCGTGTACGCGGCAGCCAGCACTCACACGATCACATTCACCGAGGCAGAGTTTCCAGATCCAGTGATCACGGCTGTCAAGCTCGCCGCACAAATCAACTCACGTGCCATCCCATACCTCTTCGCCGGTCGTACACTCGACAGCGAGCATGTACGACTCATGCCGGTGAACCCGATCGCCGACAAGCTGTGTCGTCCAGTTGGCAGCAGCATCAGAATTGTGACCGACACAGCGAACCTCGGATTTCCGATTATAGACACCGATCTCACCACTCCCTACGTCGCTGAGTCCACTTTCTATGAAGCCAGGAAGGATGAAGTCATCTCTTTCTCTGTCTTCAGTGCAGCCGCGACTCCGGGTTTCACCGACTTAAACGTCTGGGCGTGGCTGAATGGCAACTCCGAGCTCGTCTACCAGGGCAACGACGGCAGCACGGTCTTCCTGGCCACTGGCTGGTCTGTCTCACAGGCGAAGACTTGCTCACCGGGTGCTTCGACGCCCGACGTGTGGAGCGTCGCACTCTCCCATGCGACAGACTTCATCTCAGAGAACCGGATCCAGGTACGCATTCAGGCCAACCGGACTGGTGGCTATACGACGGAGGCCAAGCACGAGTTCGTCGTTGAAGACTGGCTCCAGCCACATCTGGAAGAGATCATCTCCTGGTCTCCACGAAAGCTCCGCCTCGAGTTCTCGGAGGACATGCTACAGGACAGCTCGAGTCCGTACTCTGTCCTGTATGCCAGAGACGTCTCTGGCAGGATAGCATACTATGCACGCTATGCCATGGGTGGTGGAACCTACAAGTACAACGTGATTGAGGCCCCAGTGGCCAACTTCGTCAGCGACGAGGTCAGCCTGTTCATCGGTTCGCACGGTGCCCGCAACGCCGTGAACAATGGCAACTTCCAGATCTTGGAGCGTCTGTCTGCCTCACTGGTCCGGGTCGACGGTTCGCTCGTCGATGAGACCCCAGCTGACATGCTAACCGAGACTGCTCCAACCTTGGTTGTCAGCCCCTATCGTCTTGTTCCCGTCTTCCCAGCTGCACCAGCGCTCCTGCCGATCTACTCTCCAATCGTCAAGACTGTGTCCGAGGCTGACCCGCTGACGATTCCATACTATGAGCGCATCACTCGCTTCGCCGTCATCAACTTCATCGACGACCTGACGCCGAATGCCGACTACCTACTGGAGATCGTGCAGGTGCAGGACTCGGCCGGCAATGAGATCGGCTCCACGTTCCCATTCACCTCGTGGCAGCCTGCATCCGTTCCCGGGCGTGAATTTGACCTGTGGGAGATGATCCCACAGATGAACCGCGACGAGGACGCTTCGCGCGATCTGGAGCGCTTCATCCGCTGTCTCAACGAAGTGACTCAGGTGATGCTGGCCGATGTCGACCGGTTCGGTTCAATCCTCGACCCGGTGGCTACGCCAGATGCCGTCGTCGACGTTTTCCTTGAACACCTCGGCAACCAGCTGAAGTTCGTTGGCGGACTCACCACGCAGAAGAAGCGCGACTTGATTCCGTTGCTGGTGCCAATGTACAAGCAGCGTGGAACTGACATCGGCATCGAGAATGCCGTGGCCTTCTTCACTGGCAAAACAGTCGACGTCGTACCATGGGAAATCCCATCGCACATCTGGAAACTCGGCAAGAGCTACCTCGGGCGCAACACATATCTTGGCCCCTCATTCTCATTCGTGCGCTACTCGTTCTGGATCGAATATTCTGTCGCACTCACCAATGATGAAAAGGGTGTCATCACCCAGATCGTCGATTTCATGCGCCCGGCGCACACCCATTTCATCGGCTTCAGACAAGTATAGGTAAAACACATGGCGAATCGCTGGGATTGGTATTACGAACATTTAGTACTAGAGAATGAACTCGACAATTCATTCGGTGCGCTAGAAACATCCGACTGGCAAATGATGTTCGACACGGGCCTATGCCGAGACCCAGCGAATGAAGCCGAGTATGGAGGCATCTTCTGGGGCTGGGATGCTACGCATACGACAGGCTTGAATATTTCCATCACCGATGGCGCAGCCTATGATGACAGTGGACATCGTGTGTGCACGGGTGCAAGTCTCACCGTGACACCGACGAGCACCGGCACTACAGCCATTGGCCAGGGTGGAGTGCCCACGGGCGGTGTAGATACGAAACCTGCCGTTGGCAAGGAGCGCTGGGTTACCATCTTCGCTGTCTACGATCGCCTGCTCTCAGATCAACGCTACGATGGCTACGACAACCTGGTCTACTTCAGTCGAGCCGAGTCATTCCATTTCTACGTATCCATGGGCATCGAGAAGACAATTGGATCTCTACTTGTTGCCGACAAGCCAGTCCGTGAAGACGGTAAACTGCTTATCACCGATGTGCAAATCAAGAATGTAACGGGCTCCTCTGTCTACATCGGTCACGATCAAGACCGAAAAGAAGTCTTCTTCCGTGTCACCTGCTCCGCCACCCCCCACAAGACCATTGTTGCATTAACCACCCGTGAGGCAATCGAAGACCTCCTTACGATGTACAACGCTCATGCTTCCGGTGGTAGCGATCAACACACCGCCGTGAACATTCTCTATCCTAGTACAGCGGTATGGGCCGATGGCCATGGTGGGAATGTTGGCGGAGCAACAACCGTCAAGGCCGGTCTTGATGGCATCGTGGCGGACTTATCCAAGAAGACCACGGTCGGCGGAACGAGTTGCATTGGCTCCATTGCCCAGACCGGTACACTGCAGACGCCGACGCAAGCCGCTCCTCTCTCCTTCACATCCACCACGCTGCAGGCGCAGCTCACTGCCATCATGAATGCTGTCAACGGCCGTGTCTTTCGTGGCGGCGACAACAGCATTGCCGGAGTGTTGTCGCCAGCTGTCAATGGCACCGCATTCGGTACAGCGAGTCTTTCATGGGATGCGCTACTGCGTGACATTACAGTGAAGGGCGGTGTCAAATCCAACCTGGTGCCCACCGTGGGTAACACCTATGATCTGGGAGCCGATGCGGCTCGCTGGGACTTCGTATTCGCCTCGGCATTCCGCGGTGCAACAGTTATCGTATCTGGAGTTGTTGAATCAGCCAGTGTTGAAACTCCATATGTGGACACTGGTTTGGTGGAAGCAGACGCCCTCACTGTTGGCACAGGTGTGGACATGGGGGTCAACAGCCACTTGGTGCCATTGGAAACAGCCACCTTCGACCTCGGTGCATCCGGCAGGGTCTGGCGCGAAATCTTCGTTGGTAGTGTGCATGTCACGGACATCAATGCTACCAGTATCAGCACCACCGGTAGTATAACGGCTGGTACATATGTCGAGGCCACCACAGATCTTAAGGGTGCTAGTGCCATCCTAACCAACGATCTAACGGTGGGTCGTTATGTAAAGTCTGATTTAGTTCCAAATGCAAACGTCGCATACAGCATTGGCTCACCCTCATTGCGCTGGGACACACTATTTGCCAACGTTCTCAACATAAATGGTATAACTGCGCAGACTGTAGATGCCTATGTTAGTGTAGCTGCTGTAGCAGTAAATTGTCACGATGCCACGCTCACAGGAGATCTGACAGTTGGTGAATCGGTGAAATCCAATCTGATCCCAATCACGCATGACACGTATGATCTCGGATCAGATACCATGCACTGGCAAGACATCTTCACCGGTACAATCAAAGGCACGACAGCCACATTCTCCGATGTCATCACAGGTGGTGCACTGGTCGCCACGGCGTATGGAAATATTCCAAGACTCTACGGAACGACGGTGGAACCAGCTACAGATACAGACATCCTGATATTGGACCCAACGTATGTCAATCATAGCAGTGTACGCAGGCTGCATTTGGACAGGTATCAACGCTACGAGTCAGGCATCTCGACGGGCCAAAATGGATGCTGCACAGACTCTTTCGGACTTGTTTCCAATCCACGCGGAGTTTACGAGAGTGACTGGTTGTGTAGTAGTGCGTCTCCGCTCAGCAATGCAGAAATAAATGTTGTATGCCGCCCGTTCTATGTAGAAACGCGCACGGCCCCGTTTTCTCTATATTCCAACAGCGGGTATAACCACACGGAAGTCACAGCCGTCGACATGATGACTGGCGATAAGTACTTGAATATGGCAACAGCGGCAAACATGTTGGCCAGTGATTTGCCAGCTTTCATGTTCTCGTTCTACTGCAATCATTCTTTGGGCTCTTTCAACGATCACGCATTGGTTCAATTCGGATTCAAAACGCATGTTGGTGAACCTCAGCGCAGATTGATGTTAACTCTAACCGGTGTCGGCAACAAGGAAATAGTTGGTGAGTATTGGGAAGACGGTGGACTGTGGACCAGAGATATACTGAACAGTGATAGTCCAGTGCTCGACACCTTGTATGTCTGCAGAGTAGTTATGCTGGCCAGAAACAAGTTCTTCTACGACGTGCGAGGCAATGGTGCTCTGGTGGGTCAAGCCACTCGTGACGCCACATCGAGCTTTCCTGCTGCTGCCACTGTGCAGCCATTCATTACTATATCTTCTGTTAACAGTGGTCCAGTTTTGGGTATTCACAAGGTGTCAATCAGCTCCTGCGCCACGGCACAACTGGTGTCGCCATAGGACTCCAACATGAAAACAATGCAGATAGAAGTCCATGTCGATGGTCCGGATGGCAAGCAGGTGAAGCAGAATCTGACATTGTTAGCCGTTGGCGTGAGTCATGAAGAGATTCGCAAGCACGCCATGGAAGTATTGAAACAGCACAGCGAATTTCCGCCTGTCAGGTCTTTAAGCTTCACCGTGGATGGCAGACTTGTAGCATATTGCGCCCATCCACCGCATAAACCTCTGGAGCACAAAGGCCAAACAACCGTCTGGCGCAAGCCACCAGGCGCTAAGCATAAGTAAACATGAGTACCAAAGAGAAGATCAAGACCGCGCTGGAGAACTACGCCGACACCTCCGGTGATGCACAGCTTCGTGCAGCCATCGGTACACCTGGTTATCGCATAGAAGTTGAGAATGAGACACAGGACACCGGGCAAGCCTATGTTGTCCCCGGTGTCATGGACGGTCTGCTCACTGCCATCGGAGAAGTAGCTGGGGAGGTCCTTGTCACTTCAAGTGATGACGACACCGGAACACTCAACGAGAAGTTGTTGGTCACTACTGGTATGACCAAGACTACCTTGAGTCCTGGCGGCAACGAAAAACTGCAACTATCGCTGGCCTTTGGCACCACGACTGGAACGGTCTGCGCTGGTAATGATTCCAGGTTCGGCGGTGTGCAGGTTACCACGGAGGACACCACTCCATCTACTTTAGATGAGAAGGTTCTTGTCACCACTGGTATGGAGAAGGAGGTCTTGACTCCAGGTGGAGATGAGAAGCTGCAGCTCTCGCTTGTCTTTGGCAGTGCAGCTGGAACAATCTGTGCCGGAAACGATCCCAGACTGGCCGACGGAAACTTCGGCGTCGTCCGTGTAATGAGCACTGACACGACGCCTGCCGAGCTCGACAGCAAGGTAGAAGTCACCGGTGGTGTACTGAAGACAGTTGTCGCCCCGACCGGTGACGCAAAGCTGCAACTCGCACTTCAATACGGAACTGTAGCTGGCACCGTTTGTGAAGGCAACGATCCAAGACTGCAGGACGTGTCCAGTGGTGCAACTGTCAAGATAACCACGGCCGACACCGCAGCCTCTGTGTTGAACGACAAGCTCGTGGTCGCTACTGGGTTATCGAAGACCACTTTAAATCCGGGTGCCAACGAGCAGATGCAGCTCGCCCCAGTATTCGGCAGCGACCCTGGCGAGCTCTGCTCTGGTGACAATTATCGACTCTACAATGATCGCTTTCCTCTTGAGCACAACTTCACGCATCAGCATCTTGGCACAGACGAGGTTTCCACCGTCACGCCAACGGCCAATGCAATCCCCAAGGCAGATCCATACGCCAAGCTCGATGAGTGGGTCTCTGATGCCACGGCGACGGTCAAGGGCAAGCTTCGTCTGACGAATGATCTGTCTGGTACCGCTCTCGAGCCGACAGTCGTCGGGCTCAGCAATGATCCATTGCCGACGCATATCGGAAGCGGCTTCCTCAAGCGCAACGTGAGCAACAACGCCTGGGAGGAAGTCGGATACGCCAGTGGAGAGCAGGCCAACACCGTCTGTGCTGGCAACGATCCCAGACTGGATGATGATCGCTGGCCGTTGCATCACAAGGACACACACAAACACTTGGGGGATGACGAGGTTTCCACAGCCACACCTGCGGCGAACGCCATTGCAAAGGCTGATGGCTCGGGCAAACTGGATGCATGGATTTCCGATGCCGGTGCCTCTGTCAAGGGCTTGACTACATATGGCACTGGAGGGACTAACGCTTGCGTTGGCAATGATGGACGGCTGTCCGACGATCGATGGCCGCTGCATCATGCTTCGTCACACTTGCCTGGAGGCGATGACCTAGTTGCCACGGGCACACCAGGCCCCGGTGCCATACCAGTGGCAGATGCTTTCAGCCATTTAGATTCGTGGGTCTCATTTGCATCTGGCACCGTGCCGGGCATAGTGCAACTCACCAATGACCTGGGAGGCACAGCTACTGCACCCACTGTAGTTGGCCTTAACGACGATCCACTTCCATCGAACTCCGTCAATGGCTTCCTGAAGCGTAATGCCGCCAACAATGCCTGGGAGGAGGTGGCCTATGGCTCCAGTGCAAACACTGTCCTCGTCGGCAACACCAAGCTGGATGACCTTGCTACTCCGGACGATAATACAGATCTTAATGCTTCCGTCAGCCGTCATGGCCTGCTTCCTAAGTTGGATGGAATCACTACTCACTTCCTAGACGGCTCTGGAGCATGGGCAACTCCGGCCGGTGGCGGAGGTGGAGGTGGTGGGGGTGCCAGTGTGTATGTCACGGCGGCTCAACCAGCCACGACCATCGATTCTGGAGCGGGATACGTTCAATTCTTTCCTGCGTCAGGCTCGTCTAGTCTTGTGGTACCAATTGCTGGAACATACGACGTAGAATTCTGTGGAATATTCTGGGGGCGAAGAGGTGCAGGTGGAGCGCGTGTGAAGTTTGTAGTGGATGAAGGTCTATCAGGTGAACTTACTATTGGTGGCGACACAGACAATCACTGGGCGGTGCGCGTCGACTCTTCCATCGTGGGTGATCACACACTACTTTCCTCGGTCGTCCTGACGGCCAAAACGTATACTCTCAAGGGCTACTTTAAGACGTATGACACCAATGGTACATCGGTAGTTGGCACCGCTGTTTGTCCTGTACACGATCAGCGTATCGGTTTCAATTTGACTGCCGTTGCTGGGCTTCCAAACAGTCCAGATGACTCACCAGTGACAGCCAATGCTAAGGATGATGAGTTCAGTAGTAATGGTAAGAGCCTCGATGCCAAGTGGACCTGGATCAGGGCCGGACAGCCCAGTGCTACGAGTGGCATATACTCAGAGGAATGGGGTCTTGCCTATGGCAAAATCTGGGCACGCATTATCCAAGACTCTAGTCCACGCGATCAAGCCAATGACTGGCACTGTATCTCCCAATCTGTTCCGGGCGGAGATTGGACCATTACGACAAAAGTCACTGTTCAAGTCATTTCAGATTACAACTTTTTTGGCATGTTCGTCGATGACGGAACAAACAGCAACTTGGATGACTGGAAGACAGGTCATGCTAGTCCTGGGCAATATCGCACAACTGAGCTGCACTATCTTGTTGGTGGAGCACAAACATATGATCAACTACTGACACCGTGCTACGACAATGTTACGTATCTGAAAATGCAGTATGTCAGTGCAACACCTAAACTAGTTTTTAGTTGCAGTTCTGATGGAATAGTCTGGCTTAAGCGCGGTGCGCACACCATCGGATACACTCCCTCCAGATTTGGTCTATTTTGGCATGCAAATACAAACGGCGGAGCTGGGATTGAAGTTGGGGCCAGCTTTGACTTCTTCAGAGTAACACAACCGTGATTGCTCCACTCCTCGATTGGCCCTTGCAGTGCCGTCGTCATTGAGCTCGAGGAGTGGAGCTTTATTCTGTTGGTAGCTGAACAGGAGATACAACTCATGCCATACAGCAGAAAACTCTTCCAACCACTGGACTTGCTAGCACCAATAGGCATCTGTGCAGGTGCTTTCACACTGTGCCTGATTGCTGCCATCACGGCTAGCGGACCGGGCAGATGGGTTTCAGCAGCCACGGGTGCTGTGTTCCTGTTGGGCATACCAGCATGGTATTGGATCAGATGCAAGGCAACCAAGATAGACTTCATCACCAAGCACAATATCTCAATCGTGCTAGGCAAATTGAACAACAAGCAGGGAAAGGCCACGATTGAGCAATGGACAGAAGAATTGATCAGCTTCTGGATCTCTGTGTCACTCATCAGAGATGACAGGCCGGTAGTGCCATCAATGGCGGAAGTGACGAAATCTATATCCGGACTAACAGGGCTCTTCCTGGATCAGGAGAGATTGGGCACGTTAGGCCGCACGGTGAGAGGCTACAGCTGGGGGTCCATGTTCGCCGTGGGTATGCTGCCCAACGACCCTGGGTACGTCAAGTCCATATTCCGACATGAGGTCAGTCATCATGTTCTGGACAAGTGCGGTTGGCCCATGAATGAAGCAGCGCACCACGTGATGTTCCAGAAAGTAGGACTAGGAGCATAAACATGAAACAACAAGTCATCGACCTGACAGACGTCTTCCTGCGCTGGCAGTTCCTCGCCACGTGTTTGGCCATCATGGCAGCCGTGACGACTCTGAAAGCCATGGGGGTCAGGTTCTCACCGCTCGGCAGGCTCATGGACAAGAGCTGGTTCAAGGCCTTCGTGCTCACGCCGCTGAACCCTGTGCTTGGCGCACTGGCCAGCTTCATCCCGAACTGGTTGACCGACTCGAACCAGCACATCGCCGGAAGGCTCATCCTCGGCGTGGTCTGCGGCCTGCTCTCGCTGTTCGCCTACACGGTGTTCAAGAAGCGCCTGGAGGTAGTCGCAGGCGTCACGCTGCCCGACGACCCGATGGAGCTCCTGGAGCTGCACAAAAAGGTCATCGAGAAGGTGAAAGCCAAGACCGGGGAATACCCGGCAGTGCTGGCCAAGGCAGAACCTGATTCCAGCAAAACGGAAGCAGTCAAGCCGTCAGTTGAAACCTTTGATCCAACCGAACCCACTGAGCCTGCCAAGTCCGCCGAATCCGTCGAGCCCGCCAAATTGTAGGGGCCGCTCGGCCCCACGGTGATCGTCGCACTCGCAGAAGTCTCTGCACTGCCACACCGATATCGTTTCGTGCCATTCCATGAACTTCGCACGCCTGCGCCTGCGGCAGTGCGCACAGGTGACTCTCTTCGGTGGATTCTTGTCCATGCAAATATCCAATAATTGCGGGTTCTTCAGTAGAAAAGCATATGCATACAAACCTTAACCCACCCAAACCACCCATATTTTACATTATGCCGGAGTGAACTGTCAAGAAAAATCGACACCGATTCGCCAGGCCGATGATGGATGGTGTCTATTCCTTCGAGGCGAGTCGCTTGCTGAAACCGTTGCACTGGTCGTAGCGCTGAGCTTCTGTACCGTTGAGCTGACGATGGCAAAAGGCGCGTTTGCCAGCCTCTGGCAGTGGGAGACCCTCGACGTTAGCGTATTTGCGCAGCCAGAGGCACGAGCCATCGCTCTGCAGTCTGGAACAGGGGACAGGACGCTCCAGTATTCGACGCAGCTCTCTCAGACTGCTCGGAGGCAGAACAAGGCCCGCTCGCCAGCTGGCCAGCAGACGGGCGGCGAGACGCTGCACGTCCTGTCCATTGCGTCGATCCGAGACGATGGCACTCAGATACTCAAGCAACTCATCAGGCATCAGAGAGTCTCTTCAACTCTCGCCTGCTCAGCAAGAGTCTTGGCGCAACCGCTGACGATCCTGGCCATGTCCAGCGTCAGGCCGAAGAGCACCGCCTGCTTTTCCCATAGCGAGCGTTCCTTCCACTCAGCCCAGATGTCCTGTGCATTCGCTGCCTCGGTGGAAGGAACAATCGAGCAACAGGCATCGACGATGAACTTGAGCAGGTCCGGAACAGACAGCGCCCTGATTCGTTCGAGTATACGCTCGACAGCGGGGAGCTCGTAGCGATAGGTCATAACGGTTGGCCTTTCTTCTTCGCACTGAGAACTGCAAGGGTTGGCAACTGCAGGATCAGAGCGACGAGAACGACAGCGGACAGTCGAAGGAAGCCGATGTGCTGCTCTGTAACGTACAAGGCCAGAGGCCAGATGAGCGCAGTCAAGAAAATCACGATGAAGACAAGTCCGATCGCTCCCAGCAGCAGTGCGTATATAGCACGAAATACTCTGGCCAACTTCGATTGCATCTCATCCTTCAACATTGCCGGCCTCGATGTCTCTTGTAGGTTCGTCTGGGTGTAAACCCAGAATCTCGGCCACGTCGCCGAGGTAGTCCATGACAGACAACCAGTCGACGTAGTAGGCCCCTGAGAAATCCTTGGCTTTGATCTTACCATCGTGGATCCATCGGTAGACTGTTATGTGATGAATTCCAATCTTTTCTGCTACCTCGCACACCATCATGTACCCACGCACGCGCATGGTCTGGGTCAGTCGAGACTGGAGCCGAGCACGCTTCGTCCCGGACCTGTGATGCTTCTGCTTCGATCTCGGCGTCGATTTGACCAAGCTCATGTCCACTGGTGACACTGGATGTTGCTCCTTGTCATCAGGTGTTCCTTATTTCTACTACCATCGAACTTTTAGCTTTGCAAGCAAAACCGTGTCAGTGATGTCACAAAGTGCCAAAGTGTGCTTGTAAGTGGCACATATGCCTGCTACTATCGGAAAAACATGGAGAGCTTGAGATGAGCGTGAAGCGTGCCAAGAGCGTCACGACCGTGAAGCGTGCCAAGAGTGCCACGACCGTGAAAGCTGTCATGGTGAATCTGCGCAACTACGGCGTGGATCGTGCCACATGGGACAAGATGCTTGCGGCCTATCGAGAACGCCCCACGATTGCAACGGTGATGGCTGCAGGAGGCGTTGGAAAGCGTATTGCCAGGCGTGCGGTGATGCTTGGCTGGCCGAACCAGAGCTTGCCTCCCTTCATCGAGCTCATGGTGACTGGCTCGACCGTGCACAAGGAGATGGCCGTCTTCCGTGACTCCTGGGAGGAGGCAGCGGTTACGAAGGGCGAGGCGGCCCGTCAGGCAGCGGAGGAGGCCATGGCAGCACGGATCTCGATGAAGTCCGCGCTGCAGTCGGCGAAGATGTCTCAGATGTATGCGGCCAAGGTCATCGAGAAGCTAGAAGCCGACGACTTCGAGATGCCAGAAATTTCTCCGAAGCTCATCTACCAGATCATCAGGTCACTGGAAAGTTCCACCACCGTTGTCGAGAAGGCCATGAAGATTGAACAAATGCAGATGGGTCGGCCCGAGAACATCCTCGGTATCGAGATCGGTATCTTGCTCGAGCGCTGCAGCAATGAAGAGCTGGAAGCAATGGCTGGCTCGGGTGAGCTCCCAGATCGCATCCTCGACCAACGACGCCGTGTCGTGGAGGCCGTGGGCACCAGTGTTGCAGAAGACCACGCACTGGCAGATGCAGAAGTTTCAGAGCCAACAGATGCCAAGAGTGACTTGGAGAGCGACCTGACAGATGCTGTGATTGAGGCCATATCCAGTGGTGTGATTGATGTGAATTCAACACTCGTCGACTCCATACCATCCGAAGCAGGCTTTGAGCAATCGGACATCGGATTTCCATCGGATGGCGCGTTCTCTCCAGAGGAAACAATGGATGAGCTGGAGGATATAGACGAGGACGAGCTCGAACTGGCAGCAGGAGTCTAAGCCATGGTTGCTACGGAAAAAGGAGTCTAGTTCCTATGCCCGGTGGCAAGAAACACCCGATGCCGGAAGGCGAGCAGAAGGAGGCAGCCCGAGCCAGAATGATGCTGGCCTCGGCGGCCAGGTTGAAGACACAGATCTTGGCCGCTCGGAAAGACCCTGCAGCCTTCATGGAATTCATCTGGCGCACCACGCAAGGCAAGCGTATCAAACTGGAACCATTCCATCGTGAATGGTTGGCACATTTCCAGAAGTATAGACGTGTGCAAATCGAGGCAGCCAAATCGCACGCCAAAACCTCGGTCGCACTCGCATTTCTAATCTGGAAACTGGGAACAAATCCTAACATAAGAATCAAGCTATTCACTCAGTCAGATGAAAAGGCACGCGAGAGGCTGTCTCTAATATCAGACATGATAAAGACAAACAAACTAGTCAGACTTGTATTCCCAGACCTCATTCCAGCCCATAAAGGGATTTGGCACAAGAGCTCCATACAAATTTCACGTAGTGTACAATCGAAGGATCCCTCACTCGAAGCCTCCGGCATCATGAGTTCGGTCGAAGGCGGTAGGGCAGATATGGTTCTACTCGACGATATTTCTGACTTCAGAACAGCACTAGTCTATCCTCAATTTAGAGAATCAATCAAGAAGAAAGTTTACGCTGAAGTATTGCCTATGCTGGAAGAGGATGGTGTAGCTATATCGATAGGCACACCTCATCACTCCGAAGATGTTATCGCATCATTGAGAGTCAATCCTGAATGGAAGTCCTACATCTATGCTGTAGGCACCGACGAAGACCCATATCTTCCACTATGGCCCGGTCGATGGCATCGGCAAGCTCTAATGAGTCTGCGTAGAGAAGTGGGGCCCATGGAGTACGATAGGGCGTATCGCTGCAAGGCGATCTCTGCCTCCATGGCCATTGTTAAGTCGGAGCACATTCAATTCTATGATGCAGATCTCCTGGGAGACCCACGCCGACTGTACTGCGTTCAGGCCTACGACTTGGCCATCACCGACAAGCGTCAATCATCCTACTTCGCCTGTGTCACCGTGTTGCACGACCGCGAGCGTAACTTCTCCTTCATCGCCGACGCCTGGCACAACAAGCTCGGATTCACCGAACAGGGACAGGCCATCATCGCCGAGGCACGCCGTTGGCGTCCGGACATGATTGCCATCGAGGAAACAGGTTACCAACGCGCACTGCGTGAGTACTTGATGGAACGATCAGAGGTGCCATTGCCCATTTTCCCCGTGCGCCCAGGCAATCAAAGCAAAGAGCTCCGACTCATGGCCACCCTGCCGGCCTTCGAGTCCAAGCTCATCTTCTTCAATCCGAACCTCGACCCTCGCAGCAACCCTGACGTCGCACGACGTGGAGATCTCATCAGTCAGCTGCTGTCCTTCACTGCCAGTGGAGACAAGGACCTCGGTGACGCTTTTGCATATGCGATTCGCGTGCTTCGCTACAGCGAGGTTGCCGAGGAAGACGATGGGTGGCATTCAGGAGAAGGCATCTCCGCCCGTATGTCCGTCATTGGCTAGTTGAAACAATAACTTAGGACAGATCGGATCAATACATAGGATTAGTGTTGACTTGTAGCATAATGTCAGGATAAACTGAATGTCGGGTTGGGCGGGAGGCAGTTTGTATGGGGGGCAGGAAGAGGAATCAACAGGAGAAATTGATAACATGCGAACAGAGGAGTTGCTGGTTGATTGGTCAGAGATAAAAGACGGGCTCGACCGCTTCATGTTGCCCCTGAGGAACAACGCTCCGCTCGATCTCACCCAGATTGAAGAGTACAAGGCCGACTTCGACATCCTGTACACCCAGCTGCTGCAGCTCTACGGGCGCACGGTCGAGTCGTTCGATCGAAGGATTCCTACCAGGAAGTAGGCGTTGGGCGCAACGCGATTGCTTTCAATGCAAACGAGACGAATCGCTTGCTCTGCTCCCCAGTGAGCCTGCCGCCCTCGAAAGCTTTCAGACGGGTGTCTATCTCTACAAGCTCATCGGCCGTGAAGTAGTAGACCTCTCCGCAGCCTTCGCAGGTCGGGCAGTCTTCATTTTCACCGTCGCAATCGGGACAGGATTTTACACGACTCGGTTCATGTTTCATGACGAACTCCTTGATTCACACGTACAGCGATCTGAGAGAGCAGCTTAGCACAGCATCGGAACAGGCCGTAGTCCATTCGCCGTTCCGTACTTCAGCTGTCGCCCCCATCTGTTCGGCGCCCTCTCGTCGCGAATACGATGCCTTCGTGCCGGCAATGTCTCAAGCCAGCAATGAAGCAATGGTGCTGGAGCTTGCTGTCGTGCCTGAGCGCGCTTCTCACGTTCATCCGGTTGTAGTTTGCCAGCACAGAAACACGTAGATGTGTAGGACTCCCAGGCCATGGCGAACGTCGTGTTCGTCACATCGGTCGTCAACTCATTCGAGATGCTGCACCACGTCGTGGAGTTGTCTTGGCTCGATGTCCACGAGGTGCACCAGACAGAATAGACGGGTTCGACCGTGCCGTAGTTCGCTCTGGTGCCTGTGTTGTCTACTCGCAAGTGATTGATATACCAATAAAAAGCATACCCATACAAACCTCATACCCACCCAACCACCCGTATTTTATGCCAACAAGAAGGAGTCTGTCAAGAAAAAAGCGTCAGGCCGACATTCCCATCAGCAGATTGCACAGAGCCCTGAGGCATCCCAGGCAGACGCGGCCGCTGAACTTGACCGTGTGCCAGACAACCGGTTGGCACTTGCCTCGGCATTCGACCGGCTGGCACTCGATGCAAGGGGCCTCAGGTCTGTTGTGTGGGCTGTAGAGCCACTCCTTTTCCATGCCCATGGCGAGACCCTCACAGAAGCTAGATAGATCGTCTGCTGCTCGCTCGAGAAGTCTGCCCTTCTGCTCGGACAGATGCAGGATGACAAAGCCCACGTCGAAGTTGACACGTCCTTCTCCATTGGCATGCCAGCCTAGACACGATGAGACAGTGCATACGCCATCGATACCGTTGAGTATCTTGAGGTAGTCCACGATGTCGAGATCCGCCACGGTTGTATCAAGGGCTTTCATGTAGGCTTGGCGATCTGCCTCGGTCAACCAGACTGTCACTCTTGCTCCTCCGCTGTTTGTGCTGTGATGGTCAATTGCGCACGCTTGCGCTTGCGTTCTAGGCGCTTGGCTTCCGAATGGCATCGCTCCTTCTCGCACTTCACCGCTTTTGGCGAGCAGGCAAAGAACTCTTCGTTGCAGTACCTGCAGAGACAGCGGTGTTTCTTCTTGTAGTGCCCAGGTGTTGTCATCTGATTCATCCATCGAGTAGCCAGTCGAGGAGCTCTTTGATCTCCTTGCTGGCATCCCTCGGCAAAGTACCGTTTTCGGAGATGAGGCCGGTCGCCTTCCAGAAGAGCACGAGAAGCTCGTCCGTAATGCGTACTCCTAACTCACGTGCGCCATTCTTCCAGATCAGTTGTATGTCACCGTCGACTTCCAGAGTGACCTCAGGATCTGGGGTGAAGGCACCCGTTGATGTTCGCAGGACGTCTCGTGCTGCTGCAAGTAAAGCCGCACGGGGGGTGGTATAACCGCCCCAGTTGGTTCCGAGCTCTTCGAACTTGTCCAGTGCTGTCATGGCCGGTAGACGTTTGCAACGTGCGCCAAGAAGCCAGCGCCAGATGTCGAGCATGTGCAACATATCTCGAACCGCTCCATCGTCCATCCAGCTGTCGTCCGAGCAGAGATACTCGATTGACTTTCCAGAAACGTAAAGCGTGGCCTTCCGTGTGTCGAACCACCATTCCAGAACCACTTCTCCGAAGTCGCTGGTGGTCCAATTCGGTTCAGCCCAAGGCAAATCCAGGCCCAGCACCAGGTCTTTGTAGGCCAGTAGCCAGGAATTGGCTCTCTGTGCAGCGTCAGCCAACTTCTTACGCACTCCGCGCCGCTCGCGCTGCTCTGTGCTTCTCAATGAATGGAACGATGTCAGTCATGTGCGGTGTGCTACGCATTGGTGGAAGAGAGCGTGTCACTATTACGCCGTATCTCTTCTGCAGCACACGACTGTCAACCAGTACAACCACGCCGTAGTCGTCCTTGCGTCTGATCAATCGACCAATGCCTTGTTTCAATGTGATAATGGTGTGTGGCAGACTGTAACGATTGAATGCTGCCTTCTTCCACTTCTCTTCCAGTGCATCGATGAAAGGATCGTTGAGGTTGGGGAATGGTAGCTTATCGATCACCAGGCCAACGAGCGCTTCGCCCGGTACATCCACGCCGGTCCAGAACGAGGCAACACCAAGCAAGATGGATGACTCATCACTCTTGAAGATCTGATAGAGCTCCGCTCGGGATAGCTCTCCGTCCTGTGCCAGTAGTCTGTAAGGCAGATTCCTGGCGATCAGTAGATCGCGTACAGCTCTCAGATTCTTGTTGGAAGTGAAAAGGCCAAGTGTGCGACCTCCGCAAGCCGTTGCGACATGCTCTATAGCATCAGCCGTGGCCTGTTGAAATCGACGTTCATCTTGCGGCAAAGGAGAGTCTGGCGGCACGACGAACAGAGACTGCTCGTATAAATTGAAAGGACTTGTGACGATGCACTGCTTGGCATTCTCTGGCACACCGAGCTCTCGCTGGATGAAGGAGAACGATTTGTCAACGCTGAGAGTGGCTGACGAAAGCGTTATCGACCGCGTAGCCCTGAATAGTCTCTCGTGTAGGATTGCACTGACGTCTATCAGCTTGGCCTGTAGTGCAACATTCTTGCGCTTGCCTGTCTCCTCGAGCCAGTATACAGAGTTATTGTCATTCAGTTCCACGCCTCCGTGCAGCTGTTTCAGTATTTCTGAAATCTTGTTGAATGCCTGCTCGGCATCTATTCTGGAAGCCGGGTCAGCATCAGGACTGCTGAAGCGATCTGCAGCCAGTTGTTTGCATTCAGACAGTATGGCCATCAGAGGTAGATGATCTTTGGTCCAATTGGGCACAGTCAGTCGGCAATCGCTACCTTTCTTTCTCCTGGCAGCCTCTCGTTTCAGTTGACCCAACATTCTGCCACTTGCCGCGAAGAATGCAGTGTTCGCTGCTTCCAAACTACCACGCAACGGTAGACCTCTCTTCCCGAGTTCTTGCAGCCATCGTGTTACCTTTCCGATGGAGTACTGCGTGAACTTGAAACCCATAAAATCTCTGGCTATCCTGGCCACTTCGTGTGCCTCATCGAGGACCATATGCGGCAGCATCAGAGGATTGTCATCCCGTCTCATGTAGGAGAACAAAGTGTGGTAGTTGGTCACTATGATGTGCGACCGTAGCGCCGTGTTCCTGGCAGCGTTTGCAAAGCATTCGTCCTTGTACGTGCAACGATTTCTCTTGCATTCGTCGCTGTCTGTGGATATTGCGCTCCATACCTCAAACGCCGGTTCCGGACTCAACTCGGATTTATCCCCGGTGGAGCTCGTTTGCATCCACTCCAACGCCGCATCCAGTTGCTGTCTTCCGTCGAGATGCATTCTGATCTTGGCAAAGGAGTCATCGGTCTGTCCCTGCCAGAACCTGTCTCGGCACGCGTAGTTGTTGCGGCCTTTGAGTAGAGCGAATTCGAACTTGAACGGCAGTATGCGATGAAGCAATGGAAGGTCCTTCTTGACCAACTGCTCCTGAAGCTGAATGTTCGCCGTCACAATCGCACAACGCATTTTGTTGCAACAGGCGTGTGCAATCGCTGGTACACCGTAAGCAGCAGTCTTTCCCGTACCGCATTCAGCTTCTGCAATAATGTGCTCTCCGAAGCACATGGCGATGTCTATCTCATGTGCCAGACGCAACTGACCAGGCCTGGCCTCATACCCTCGCATAGAGCGCTCGAGCAGGCCTCCCGGAGCCAATATTTGATCTATGTAATGGTCGTAGCGATTAGTCGGCATAGCGCTCAATCATACTCATTGTGATCGGTCCACTTCAGAGCTCCACGTTGCATGTTCTCTATGGCTATTATTTGTTTTTCAGTGGCCCGTCCTTTGCCAATGATGCCTTCGCGCATGCTGGTCAGTTTCTGTTCTACACTATCCGCGAAATCTGCAGCTGCATCCGGTAAAGTTGGAAGCAGATCGAGCGTTTCGTCAATGGTCTGCAACGCATCCAGGCAATCCGCATTGCTGATCCCGTCGTAGTTCAGTCTTGATGTCGGGCTTGGCCTGCTTTTCTTTCCTTCTCTCTCTTCGGGATCATTCACTTGAAACAGTTCGGCGCCAAGATGCACTGGTTCGCTCGGCGGTTCTTGATCCTGTGTAGTCTGGATTGCTGCCATGATCTCGGAGAATAGCTGATCCATGAATGGGATGTCACCCTGGAAAGCCATAAGAAGTGCACCACGGCATTTCAAGTACTCACCGTACAGAGTTTGCAGAACGGCGTCGTCAACCAGCACGCCAGGATTCTGTATGGCGCTGGTGATGGCGCTTTTGTAACTGCCAATAGCAGTGAGCGTGGAGTGAAAGCTATTCATTGCCCTATCAAACAGATCTACCCTATGCGGTATGAAACCTTGAAATGGACTCATGTCTAACTCCCACTTGATATTTGTCGGACCAACTGGTTGAACTTGCGTACGGCGCCCCATTCTGCCCATCGCCGTGGTATCGACCAGCCATACGCCCTGGAGCTGATGGTGCCAGCCCAACCCTTGACGCGAGCCTGAACATAGACAACAGATGTGCCGTGCTGCAACTCATTCTTCCAGCTGGCTGCTGTCGCATCGAGCTCCAATCTGTATCGTCCCCAAGCGAAGAAGATGGGGAATGGCAACAGGCCCCAGATGAGAAAAAAGAGGGGAAGACCAACCCAGGGGGCTATCCAGGGCAACCAGCCCAGGACGGGTATGAACCAACCACAGATGCGCTGCTGACGCGTGTGCCGGGTCTCATGCACACCGACCTTGCGCACGGTGTTCTCACCCCAGGCGGTTGGATAGCCCTGAAGAGTGCCGATGGAGGTTGCAAAATCATTGCGAAACCCTGCACGGCCAGTGAAAGGAGCCGCCAGCCAGCCCATCATACGCCAAAAAGGGGCGTCCTTGCTCATCAGGACCACACCCGGGTCAATCTCTCTCAGCTCAGCCTGTAGGCTGTCCTTCTTGTCCATCCAGCTCATGTGACGTCTCCTTGAACTGTTCGGTCTTGTTTGCAGTTGCCTCAACCACAGCTTTTGCCTCGCGCATGGCATTCAAGAAGCCGGCGACGGACAGTGCGAACTTGTCCAACACGAGTGCCTTTACCGTGTCGAGCTCGGCTGCCGTGAAACTGTGGTCCGTGGTGAAGCCAGACGGTGTCAGAGCAGCCCAAACGCGTTGCCCGTCCTTCAGCTCCAGCAGCCAGCGGAACTCTTCCTTCACAATTTTTGGTGCCTTGTCGACGGTTGGCATGAGATTCACTCCTTCTCCTTGACGGCCACCCAAAGGCCGTCGGTGTAGTTGACAAACCGTAGTGCGTCGACGGTCTGCGGTCCAGGTATTCCATCACAACTCTCTGGTGCCACCTCCAGCAATTCGGCCTGTCGTTGCCGCCAGATGGCCAAGTCTTCCCCGGAGACGATGTCCCATTGTTCGTATCCAGCCTCCAACAGCCGGGTGAAGATGTGATCTCCTGGATCTCCACGTCCCCTGTCTGTGGTGACGTTGCGGTGTCCATAGACCCCACAGAAATCCTTTCCGCCTGCAGCCAGACGTGGTACCACGCCCGTGAGTCGGAGGTTCGGTACCTGTCGTTGGATGCCGAACAGCCTCGTCAGCTCGTTGACCAGCTTCACGGTGACATCCAGTTGCTTCTCGTAGAGCGCATTCTCTGGCTTCGGCCCCTGATACATTTCGATCCCAATGGTGTACTCATTCACCGCACCAGCATGGTAGGCGGCGTGTAGGCGAAGATCGCAGTGGCAGCCAATGGAGCCATCCCAGTCCACAGATAGATGCGCTCCAGCCTGTCGGTGGTCCGTAGACCACAACCTTGCAATTCTGTCTTCAACATTCGTGTTAGGTCCGAGTCCCTCCGATACTTTCTGTGGCCATTCGCCCTTTGTTGTGTGCAACACGATGCCACGAACCCATCGTGTATTGCGAAGACGCATGTCCTCACCCATCTTCAACAACAGGCCTGGATGATCTTTATAGTTATTGATGTTCAGTCCTGGTATTTGCACCACTTTTCCATGCACAACTAATCCTGGCATTTTATCTCCCTTGTTTTTCACTTGGCTTCCTTTAGATTTTTTGCTATCTTACAGTCAGCTGTTAAATCTACTTTACCAGCCGGTCCATCCAGAATGTAGTGGCCGAATATGTTCTCCACTATTTTCTTCACCGTCTCTGCATGCATTTCGGCACACTCTATGTAGAGTGCATCGTGTCCATGCAGAATAATGCTGGCGTCTCCATGAAATCTATGGTCTAGCTCTTCCTGTATTTGGATCATTTGATATCCAACTATATCAGAACCGGCAGTTTGAATTATCCAGTTACTTACTTCAGTATATGGAGGTGGCTGCACTGGAAAATAACGACGTCTGCCGAACGGCGGTGTCTCTACGTATCCCTGGTGTTGTGCCACCTCATAGTTGAAATCATGCCAAATCGGTATTTCCACGTATTTGCCAAAAAAACTGTGATAAATGTGTCCTACAGCCTCCAGTGTCAGAGCTGCACGCAGGGCGGTATCCAGAAACTTCTTCTTGCGTATTGATTTATGCACTGTCTTGACACCCGCTCTATACAATGAAGCGTAGACAGTGGTCTTCACTGCATCGCGCAGCCTCTTCTGTTCTTCCTTCGTCTTCGCCAGAAACGCATCTCCGTAGATGTTAATGGCGGCCAATCTGTGCGGGTCGCCAGATGGTTTTGCCATTTCGTCCAGTAGTTCTCTAACACCAGCCATACATGCGGCCAATCTAAGCTCTAGAGCCGCCTTGTCACTGCCTATAAAAACCCTGCCTTCAGGGGCCTCGAAGAACTCTCTGTCTGCGACCCTTTGATTCTGACAATTTCCAGTAATGCAAGCTCTTCCATTCCTTCTGACAAAGATATAGCCACTTGGCACTGTGACGCAAAATGTTGGCTCAGCATGCTCCAGCGTGGTGGACGTTACGTGTTTTCTGGCGAAGCCCATTTCGCATTTTGGCCAACCAGATGTTATTTGATAACATGGAGATTTTGATTTGTTGCCAAAGAATGTATACACGGATCCTGCCTTGGCACCACTTATTACGGCTGCAGCCTGCACCCAGTCGGCGTTGCATTTGCTAGTTGTGGAATATTCGTCTCCACTACTTGCTCTGCCATCCCATTGGCCAACCTCACTCACGAAATTTTTCAGTGATTCCGTACTCCATTGCAGCAACCAGGGTCCAAATTCTTTATTCGGTTTCAAATGCTCATCGATCCATAACTTGAGCTTGCAGTCCCTGATATAGAACGCTGTCTCTGGCTTACGTCCTCCGATTCGTTTCTTTCGTCCTAGTGAAGTGGAATACCAACTCGCTTCTTCCCCACAGGAAGTCAATGCGGCAGCCAATCGTTCTATTTTATTGATTTTAGATAAATAGAAAGCCCAGGCCTCTCCATTGCCATATTTGCGAAGCCAGCCATCAGCTTGGCAGGCGCACATCACGGACACATACTCCGGTGGTATTTGTAGACCATCACCAGCAAATCCACTGCTGGCACGACTTGGTATGGAGCTGCCAGCATGGACTACCCCTAGCAAGTCATTGGCACAGACCGTGCGCTCCACACGCTGCTGGGCGTAGTCCACCTTGCGGTTGTGTCGCAATAATACTCTGTGATTCGGCGTCATGCGAAGTGTTAATGCCTCTGTCTTCACATCTATCCATTCCATAGTCTCGCCCTGCACATACTGCGTGCTGCTGGAGATCTCAGATTGCGCAGTCGATGGATTGTATTGTATGGCCAATGCATTCCTGTTTTCTGCCTCAGGGAATGTCAACCATCCAAATTCTGTGAGCAATTCCGTATCGGCCGATAAGCAATTGGGTTCGGTTGAGACTCTAGAGCCTTTTTGTCCAGTTGGATTGCATTTATAATGCAGTCGTCCATCCAACTGTACGGCTCTAGTGTAAGCACCAGCTTTTGGATCTCCTTTGTGTTCTGGTTCTTCTCGATATTGTGTTGCATGCACGTGATGATTCTCCACATAGTCTATGAATGACTTTACAAATGGATTCTCCATGTGATCGATGATGTGTTCATACTTGGTACTTGGTTGCTTAGTCTTGGGAGTCCATGCAGTTGGCATCAGTCCTAAGTACTTCCTGTCGTACAATGCGCGAACCGCATGGTTCTTGTTCATCGGATTGAAATCAGGCCAGCTAAGATAGGAGCACATGCGTCCACGTAGCTCCTCAAGCTTCACCAGAAGCTTCTTGCCCATCGCCCGACGCTTCTCGAAGTTGATCGGCAATCCTGTGAGCTCCATGCGCGCAGCCAGCCGGGCCATGCCATTCTGAAACTCAAGGAGTGCTGGTGTGCAACCGCGGCCGGCCAGTGATTCAAGCAATGGCCGCCGCAGTTTCATCGTGTTCAGTGCATCCTTGGCGTTGTAGATAAGAAGCTCTATGGCATCAGTCGTGAAGGCTTGCTTCTTCCCTTCATGGTTGAGCTTCCATGGCTCTACATCCAGGAATGTCTGGCCAATGAAACCCAAGTCTTTTGGTATGTCGCACTGACGTAGGTGCGCGTAGGCCTGTGTGTCCTCGATTGGACCGATGACAGGCATATTCTTCTGGTGCAGCACGGCAAAGTCATATGGTGCATTGTGAAAGAGTTTGGACACTCGTGGATTCGCCAACAGTGCCCGGGTTGCAGTCACCATTGCAACCTCGGCGTCCCAGGGCAATGTTCTCTTGTCCATCAAAGTGAATGCAATTGCTGTGTCACAACCATCCTCTCCGGATAGCGCGATGGAATAGAGCTTACAGGCGAAGAAGTTCAGTGAAGACGTCTCAACATCAACAGCCGTCGTGACACCCATGTCCTGCCAGCGTTCAAGCCAGGCCAGTGCGATACGCACCACTTGGGTCAGACCCAACGGATTTGATGGGTGCACTATCACCAGGTTCTCTCGCTGACGTGGAGCCTCTGCTGTCAGACGTAGAGCCTTGGCCAAGTCCATGCGTATGATGTCGGAGATGGGATGACCACCTCTCAACAATGCCGCAGGATGAACCACAGGAATGACGTAGGTCACTACTCTTCCTTCACATGTCGCATGGGAGCCCTAGCCAAACCCATGGCTATTTTCCACGCCTGTTCTCGCAAATTTATTTCCATCCTCGACCCACGGTATGCGTAGATACGAGCATTGGGGATATCCGATATGGCCCACAACGCCCAATTGCCGAGTGGCACAACCACTGTAGGATTTACTATTGCCAGTTCTTCCAGTAACCGTCTTCTACAGCACTGAGCAGCCGCAGCCTTGACTTTCAATAAAGGCAATTCAGCCTTGTTGAGCAGCTTTATTTTTCTAGCCTGGCAAATCGCTGCGTTGGAAACCCATACCATATCACGAGTGATGCCCACCTCTGAAGCCATGTACCAAAGCAGCTGGCCAGACTGGCCTACAAAACCTCTTCCTTCTCTGAGTTCGGTCAGTCCAGGTTCTTCTCCCACAAAAGCTATACGAGCTGGAATAGGCCCATCCGGCATTACTTTTATGTCATAACGCAGGGGGCAATTCTCGCAGTCCGGCTGTGATAGCAGACCGTGATAATATCCACCATCTCCGAGCACTATTCATCCCTACGCTGCCGCTTGCGCCCTTTTCCTTCTCTCCGTGTATTACCCACCTCTGACGGCCGTGGTGGTTCTTGCTGTACTTGCTCTCTTGGCTGTCCTTTCGCCGCCTTGCGTTTTTGCCGACATGCCTTGCAACGTTTTGGTGCCGAGAACGTTTCACCGAATGTCTCACGGAGGAACTGTTGCTCGCCATCTGTCACGACGAATACTTCTTCACAATCACTGCATTTCACTTCTAGGTCTGCCATTTTTTCTGTCCGTGAAGATAAAGCAGGCGGCTTGAACCGGTAGGGTTGATGCGCCCCATGTTTGCCCAAGCCGCCCACTTTGGTTTCGAGTGTCTACCTCTGTCCAACGCTACCCGGAGGAGGTACCGGAGCCGGGAATACACCCATCTGCTGTGGGGGCATCTGCGGCGTCGGCAAGGCCTGCGGCGCTGGCATGCTGGGTTGAGCATATTGCGGCTGCGGTTGCTGCTGCACGTACTGCGGCTGCTGCATCTGCTGCTGAGCGTACTGCGGCTGCTGCATCTGCTGCATCTGCTGTGGCATCGGCGGCTGCTGCATCATCTGTTGCTGCTGCATCGGCGGTTGCATCATCATCGGTGGCTGCACGTAGGACATCGGTGTGGGCATCTGTGCTGCCGGGTTGGGCTGCAACAGGCTCGAAGGTGGACCAGACGCCGTCGGTGCGGCGGTCCTGGGCACCTCAAGCTTGTTCCATTCCGAGGCCGGCCTCTCGTTGTTGATGTTACAGTAGCCCTCCTTGTTCTTACCGATGGTACCCACGAACTGGCGCTTCTTCAACCACTCTTTGTTGACATTCCCACCGTTGGCCTGAATGAACTCCTCGGTGATACCGCACACGAGGAAGAAGCGCTTCAAGAACTGCGCCCCTTTGTCTGACAGCTGGTAGCTGCCGGGCATCTTCTGATTCTGGAACTGCGTGTTGCCGGCACCAGGGCCCATGAGGATGACGTTGTCTGTCACCAGGCGCTTGCCTTCGCCGTCCGTGTTGGTCTTGACCTCCGAGTCGATGACCTCGAACAGGTACTTCCCGTTCGGATAGTCGAAGCCACTTGATGCCGCCGTGACGTTCATCAGATTGATAGGCAGATACTCTTCGGACATGCTTCTCTCCTGTTTTACTGCTGGTTGTGGTCGGAGCTCACTGTGTGACATAGACGAACCGACCGATGCTGTTCCAGATTGCACTGAAAGTTGGAACATCGCCCCATTGTGGATCGATGAGCCTTCCCTCGGGAAACGCGTTGCCGTACTTGTGCCGCACTATCTTCGTCAGATAGTTGGGCGACGTGTAATAGATCGGATGCGCGAGCATACGCCCCGGGACATTCGGATCCGGACGCAGCTCCTTGTACGCATGGATGATCATCTTGCACAGGCCTGGCAGTTTGATGTACGACTCGCCCCTGATGTACGGTTCTACTGCTACCACTCTGCTTTTACCCATTTCGTCGTTTTGTTCTTTCATCTCCTTTTCGAGTGACGTCCAGATGATGTTGAGCGGTGTCTTGTGGAGCATCATCGCCAGATCTCTGATGTGCATGGCCAACAGGCCCCAGTCGCGCATCGTCAGATTCGTGGCTTCTCCACCTGCCTTCTCGATCTTCTCCCGAATCTTGGGGTCTGCATAGCGTCCGCTCATCAGCGCTGCAACCCACATGTCCACGTAATACGTGATCGAATCGACGACGACCGTGTTGACATCCATTGCCTGGTGGTCGCGAGCGATCTGTTTCACCTTCTCCACCATCATCTTTGGTGAAGTGATGCTGTACACTCTCGGGACCGGTAGCCCGTAGAGCGCCGGAAGTTGTGCCAGTGCGTCGTCCCCGCCTTCCACGCCAACACTCAGGAAGATCGGTTTTGGCCACTGACCAGCCCATGTCGTCTTCCATGTGCCAACCGCGCCGAACAGGAAGACTGTCACTCCCTGACTCTGACGTTCTCCTGGCACATGCAAATCTGGGTCATTGTAGATCTGGGGCTGCATGGCCATAGAATACCTCCTGTTGCAGATGCAACATGCTCAGCTCCAGTTGGGTTATTGGATTGACGCTATTGTCTACAGTGCTACTACGCCAGTTTCAACTCAAGGTGGCCCACGAATGTCACACATAACACTCAATCCATGTCCATCAGGCGTTCGCAGAGTAGGTCAACGTCAACCGGACCTGAATTGGCCGGCGACAGATCTCGCACCAGCGACACGCCTGATGTGTCACGTTCGGCGAGGCTCACAGCGCGCTCTGCCTTCTCGCGCAACTTCTCCATGAACAGATCGTCCACCGTGCCACGTAGCACGAGGTAGTAGATGTCAACGTGCGAAGCCCTGGAGCCATCACGATGCACTCGCTTCTCTGCCTGACGGAGGATGGCCGTGTTCCAGTGCAGGTCGACCAGCAACGCGGATGAGGCCGTGGACAACGAGTTGATGGAAGTTCCAGCCGAGCCCATCGTGGCGATGTAGATCCCGCTCTGCGCCTCTGCAAAATTGGCTGCCAATGCCTTCCGCTCGTCCATGTGCATCTCGCCGTGCACCGGGCCGAATAGATCTGGACACTTGCCACCGACGGTCTGACCAGCAGCCAGTCGGTCAGCCAAGCTGTTGAAAATCCACTCCGCCGTTGCGACGCGAAGCGTGAAGACCACCAACCTATTGTGGTGGTGCATGATCTCATCCACAGCCTGTAGTGCTGGCTCCTGTTTCATCTTCGACAGCAAGCCGATCAGCGTGGAGATGCAAACCAACCTCACTGCTTTTGGTTTGCGTTCGACCTTCTTCAGCTTGATGGTCGTACCACCGATGGAAATAGTCTCAGTTTCCTCTTCGACGTTCTTGTTGCGATGGCGCAGGTACTTGACTATGTCTCGTTGGGCAAAGGAGTACTCCTCTTGCAAGGCCTCATCATGGCATACCGCTTCAACAACATGTCGCTCCATCGGCGGAAGCTCATGTTGCACTTCCTCCGTGGTGAATCGAAGGAATGTTCCAGCTAATCTGGCCTTGAGCTCCATGTCGTTGGATTCACCGTCGAAAACCCAGTGGCCGCCGACTCCTCCAGCCTCAACCTCGGTCCTGTGGCCGTTACAGTAGCGAACACCAAAGGAAAACGAGGTTGCGGACCATTGTCGTGGTTGGACCATGGCTAGTTGATGCCACAACTCCAGACGCTCGTTTGGTATTGGGGTGCCAGTCAATCCATATCGTCGTTCAATACTGGCGGCCAGGGTGATCTGCATGCCAGCATTCGAGCGCTGTGCTTTTCGATTGGCCAGCAGGTGTATTTCATCTATAATGAGCCAGGTGGGAGACAACTTTGCGAATATCCAACCCTGCCATGCATCGAGCAGTTCGTGATGAATGAAGAACGTTGTATGTCTGCTCAACACATCAACGTCAAGGCCTTTCACCTTTTCCAGTGGAAGGATGGTCAGACCATAATGCCTGAAGGCATCAGAATCCTTGTCGCACCAAACACCCTTGGCGATGTTCGGCCCGATGACCAATCCCGGTCTGTTCAAATACCCATCCAGGTGTAAAGAATGCAATGATATCATAGAATTATGCGTCACTACAAAGTTGTCTGTCACATACAACCCGTCAGGGGCTGAGACGTTAATGCACACGCACTCTTCTTCTCCATGCGGTTCCACTGATCGTATTGCCCTGGATGGCTGATACTTGCTATTTGGAATCCATTTCGCGTGATGCTTTTCCGAAGAAAAAGGAACGAGTCCAGATGGCATTCTCATCGATACCACATATGCACGCAGTCCCGTTCTGTACTCCCCCCGGTATGAAAAATGCGGTATACGGTCGCTCACACGGGCTATGCCTCCTAGGCTACGTATCAGGTTCGTCGCATCGGCGCAAAGCCGTGGCGAACTCGTGCCGAACTGCAATGTGTGCCCATCTGGCGTGATTGTCCCATCGGTATCCATTAGCCCACGTAGCACCTCCAGGCGCGCTTGTGGACTCGCCAAGAGGTACATGGATGGAACAAACTTTTCCTCTGAATACAAGCCCCACAGACCAAGGGATTCAATGGCACGTTTGACGGTATTAGGACTTCCGGATACTCCAGATAATCTATACGAAATTGAATCGGAACCCGGACCAAGATGTATTCCGTACCCGGCGCACGCCGATCGAACATGTTGCACAATGTCGCTTTCCGGATTGCTCAGAGTCACATCGGTCCCTCTGAAGCCGCCATCACCGAGAAGCACTCCTAACAGGTAAGGATCGATAGGCAATTCATCCGTGCGATCCGAATACACTATAGGCTGTGTCAACGGTACGAAATACCAGCTTTGTTTCAAACCGCGTCCGCGAGTCAGGTCATCCTTGAACGCTCGCAAAGACATGATGCGAAAGGCGTGCCCTCGCTTGCGATCGTTCAGCGTTTGAACTGCCCACAGATGGTCTAATCCACACGCAGCGGTGGCGCCATCGCTGAATACGAGTTCGTAAATCGGTTTCACGCCCTGTGGGAAAACAGCTCGCACCACGGTTGGACGCCCACTGGCTCCAATGACTAGATCACCAGGTGCCATATCTCCAATCGGTCTATAACCAGTCGGTGTCAGCACAGGTGTGCTAATTGGCTGTTCTTTTCCTAAACCGGGATCGGCGGCGACGATGCAGCCTTCGCGATACAATGTAACCTGTCTGCAGAAGGTGACGGCACGAGTTTCATAGTCTCTGAGTACAAGGCCAGATGGTGTGATGTTGTTTGGTTCTGGGGGAAAGTCTTCAAGATTGGCGGGATATCGACCGGAGTCGATCAATGATTGCGGCACGAACCAGCCGCAATCCTCGGGGTTCTTGCTTTGCCCCGGCACCACGCCCGGATGCTGCTTCAGCAGCTCGAATTGTGTCTGCGATGGACAGTGCTCGAGCTTCCATCGCCCCCGCCACTTTGTTGGGCACGATACAATTGAACCCTCGAGAGCGTCGGGAGGGATGGGGCGCATCGGTTGCCAGTCCTATCAGCTCGACAAGGAGGCAGTCAAGAAGTAAAACGTGCTTTCGTGCAAGTCAGCAGACGCTCAACAGGAAATAGCCATGTGCATCCGGTGTGAATTCTACTCGCACGAATTCCTACCACGGACATGTCGAGCATCAATAAGGATTTCACGTCGTGCTTGACAAAACTGATTGGGGTATGCTCAAGTGGGTGAAAGTCAAAGAGGGGTTATGGCGAGAAAACATCAAGTATATTCTGCACGCGAACTGCTGTCACTGCAGGAAGATCCAAACCGTTGGATCGTGAAGGACATGATGCAGAAGTGCAATCGCATCTTCCTGTTCGGCGAAGGCGGCAGTTACAAGTCTGCAATATCATTTGACTTATGCGTTGCGATTGCATCTGGTGGGCGCCTGTTGCGACAGATAGACGTGCTGCAGCATGGACCGGTCTTTCTGAATTCGACGGAGGGATCTATCTTTGACAATAGGGACCGACTGCTATCGCACATCAGAGCACATGGAGTCAATCCCTTCGACATGCCTCTCTACATATGTCAGCAACCGTTCGGCCTCGACGATGCGACCGATATCATCGAGCTCGAAGGGTTGATCAAGAAGCACAAACCAATGCTGGTGGTGTTAGATCCCCTCGACAGTTTCTTCTCGGGAGATGAGAACTCCAGTAAGGAGACGAAGGCACTTCGACGCACCGTCGACAGACTGATCGACGAGTACAAGTGCGCGTTCCTCATCATTCATCATCAGACGAAAGTGCCAGGGGGGGACAAGAACAGCAAGAGCAATCGTGCATCGCTGCGTGGAAGCTCTGCTTGGTACGGGTGGGCGGATGCAGTGCTTCATGTCAAGCTGAGCAAGAAGAAGCTCGGCCTGCCGGAGCCAACGGAGATCATAACACTGGAGAGTTTGAAGCAGCGGAATGGACCGAAGGGGCACATGTTCTCGGCGGTGCCAATCATAGACAAGGCACTGAATCATACAACCTTTGTGTATTTCGATGGAAAGGACGCCTCGGCCGTTGTCAGAGGGTATTTCAAAAGCAAGCTCTATTCAGCGCTTCGCTCTTCTGATCAGCCGATGACGAACCTGATGCTGGCGGAGATGATTGGAGTGCGTCAGGAAAGAATCGTGGAGGCGCTCGCGGATCTAGAGAAGGAGGGGATGATCGTGAAAGATGGCGAAGTTAAACGTGCTTTTGGAACAGACGGTTCGCGTAGCAAGAAGGTGCCCGCATGGCGACCGCTGGTGCCACTAAGTATTGTTGACGCGGCTGCAATTATGGTAAAGTATGAGGAAAGTGAGCTCCGCCAGTACGACATGATCAACGTGGAGCCATCGGGGGCAGACCTTGCTGACCCACCAATCGACGGTGAACTTTGCCCAACTGGAACTGAAGAGGGATCCGGAGTTCAGGCAGTTCTGTGAAAACTTCCTGCACCGTCTTAGACTACTCGTACCAGGAATTCCTATCAGCGTTGAAGCTTGCCTCCCGGTGAAACTCAGAGGGCTCCTGCTGGCCAGCAGGCTCCTCGAGATCTACCACTCGCATCATGAGACACCACAGTGGCAGCGAGCCAAACGCGCCGCAGGCGAGTAGATGGGCAAGCAGATGGGCGAGTAGATGAATCCGAGGCGCCTACAGGTCTCGAACCTGTCAGCCGTTTCCGAATGGCTCGACAGTACTAACCCACCTGGGCAGGAAGAGGCTCGTATCCTCTTCAACACTCTCATACCGGCTCTCATCGACCTGGAAGTAGCTGGGGTTTTCGAGCGAGCGAGGGGGCTCTTGGAGACGACGCACGGCTTTGCAAAGCTGCCGGCGTCTGCACTGGCGAGAAAACTGGCGGAGATTGGCAGAGAACAGATCAGCTCATGCCATGACACAGCGAATGGGAAAGACCCAACTCCCACCCCGACCTGCGGTGTAACCATCTCACTCGGCCCGCTCCCGAGCTCATGCGGCTCATGTGCACACAGCGTTGTGAGCGATGACTACGGCATGTATGCTCTACGCTGTCATCATGACGGACAGCTCAGAACCATGCCGATCGCCACCGTTCGCCGTGAGCTCTTTCCAAATGGCAAGCTCGCATTCGAGGAAGCGCACCGCTTGCTCTACGAGAAGGTGCGGGACACGCCTTCGCCGGACTGGTGCCCCCTTCGCGTCTCGTAGAGGGCTTCTTTCCACATCAAGTGTTTTTGCTGCCTGGTGGAGTCTTTTCTATTGACTTATGAACTGGACTGAATGTAGCCTGAGGGCCGGAGGGTGGGCGAGTGATGTTTATGCATATAGCATTGGCAAATCTCGTGTTTCCTCTGCACGGGCGTTGTTTCCGTACTCGCGGCCCCGGTTGTGGAGCTGCTGGACAGCATTGCAGCTACACTGCCTCTGCACGGGCGTTGTTTCCCTATTGGCCTTGACCCGAGGCAGCAAGGGATAGTGGCGGTTGCAGATACACTGCCTCTGCACGGGCGTTGTTTCTGACGGTTGTCCTGCTCTGCCCGAGGATACGGTCCTGCCAGTTGCAGATACACTGCCTCTGCACGGGCGTTGTTTCAACTGTGACCGCCTAGCACAGGCACCACCAGACTACCAGTTGCAGATACACTGCCTCTACACGGGCGTTGTTTCCCAAGGGTATATCGATACCTATCGACCTCCTCCAGGTTGCAGATACACTACCTCTGCACGGGCGTTGTTTCCACTGCGCTGGTGCTGACGTTGCTGTCGTCGGGGTGGGTTGCAAATACGTTGCCTCTGCACGGGCGTTGTTTCTTCACTTTCGGCGCATTCCGCACGTGCGATTGTCCAAGCGTTGCAGATACACTGCCTCTGCACGGGCGTTGTTTCTGTCTCGCTCCTCCAGGTTGCAGATACACTACCTCTGCACGGGCGTTGTTTCTGGGCTGGGGATGCCATGTGGCGCCTGCAGGGAGGTCGTTGCAGATACACTGCCTCTGCACGGGCGTTGTTTCTCTTTGAGCTGTCACGCAATGATTTCATCCACTTAGCCATCGTCTTTCGAGCGGTTCCGATTAAGCTTTGCCCACTTGGATTCTTGAAGCTCCTTAACCCTGAAGTCTTCGACCCTTATCAATTCCACTGTCAGGCTGCCATCGCACCACTTGCAAAACATGTGCAAGAAGTTCTGGCATGCGTTGGCATCCTGGTCCCATAGGGTCTTGCAACCGGAGCAGGTATGAATCAGTTCCTTCGCCGTATCCCATTTCTCTACTAGGCCGCAGGCATGACACGTCAGGGTTGTATTGGCCGGCTCAACCCATGCTGCCAGGCCACAATTGGAGGAGAAGGCATTCAGCAGGCACAGCCGTAGCTCGCTGGGTGAAACCGTCTTCTGTTGCGTTCTCGGTGGTTTTGCGGTCTTCTTACCATCCTTGGTTTTTTCACGCTTCTGGAAATCTCGCAGATCCAGATTCTCAAGTATGAGCGTGCCATATATCTTTGCAAGCTTGGCTGCGAACTCCCGGTATTGATGCTTTCGTCTTCGCAATACCTTATCGCGCAAATGAGTTTCCCACGACCATAGATGCTTGTCTTGCTTTCGCCATTCCTCCAACCTGGTGAACACCTCGTCATCTCCGTCGAAACGATTGTCACGCCATAGCAACGTGAGCGCAGCGAGTCTGGCCTGTGATTCCCACTTGGCCAAGGTCTTCGCTCTCTCCTTGATACTGTCAGGCACCGGATTGCCTGCCATCCAGGCGACGAGCCATTCTTGCATCGCATTGAAGTTCTTCTTGCGAATAGATTCGAGTCCGTCTTTACCATCGATTCTATCCAGCCGTTTCTCAATCTCCGGGCCAAGGATCAACTCATAATGCGTGCCATCATCTCCGATTGCATATGCAGCCCGGAGACCAGCATCCACCCGTCGCCATCCGAGATCAAGTGCTACAACACCAGTCGGCTTCTGCTTCTTGCTGACGGACTCGACGTCATCCCAGAAAGGATGACCTTGGACGGTTTCTGAATCTGGGATTCGCAATGTCAGATGCAGCGACCACCTGTCTTTGCCAGCCAGGCGCTCCTTGATGACCTTCGCCCAGGTCACCTCTGCACCCTCTGGCAACGACCGATGCATGAGACAGTGCCACTTCGCCCAGATGGGCGCGCGGCCTTCCGAGCTGACACGCAGCCACAACGTGTACCGTTGGCGCCTCTTTGTCCGTTTGCTGTCATCCTTCAGAACAGGTCGTGGTCCACGACCTGGCCTGTCCTGAACGATAACGGGAGGTGGCTCTGTTGTGACAAGCCGTGCTCTCTGGTCCTTGCCGGCAAGCAAGTCTTCCACTGATAATCCATGCTGCAGCTGCACGGCGACTGAACCATAACCTTCCCAGCGCTTGAAGTGTGGGTCATTGGGCTCGCCATCACGCCATAGCCAGGTGGCGTCCCGTGCAGCGTCCACTGCAGCCACCTTTATCGCAGAGCTGCCCCAGAAGACCCCACAACTGTCACGAGCGAGTTTCCGCTGCTGCTTGCAAAGCGCTTCGGCTGCAGCAAACTTGGCTTGAGCTACCACGTCCTTCTTCAAGGCTTGACTTGCTTCCTTCAGCTGTGCTCGAAGGGGCTTCAGCTCAGCCTTCAATTGCTTGACCAGTTCTTTCTGCTCATTCGTTTCCGAGTTGGCCTTGTCCTGCTGCCGTTGCGCCTTGATGGTGTTCCCGGCCTCACTGAGTCGTGCCACGAGCGGTTTGATCTCCTCTTGCAAGGGGATGATGGTCGGGTAGGTGTTGTACACCTCACGCACCGCAGCACGTCTGGTGCATTCGATCGCAATGAGCTCGTTCTGGTAGCGATGGGCAAGCATCATCTGTTGCAGAACCAATTCCACCCCCTCTGTGGGTGGATGCAGGCCGTACTTGTAAACCTTGTGTTCCATATTACCTGTCCTCTGTTGTCATCTTGGAGTCCGAACCTTCCTGCCCGCATGCGCAAGAAGGTGTGCGGAGCGCCCTGAGCTTCCCCCGTGCCTTGTCGGATCGCCTGTCGGCGATCTCCCGTCGACGGTGAGGATCCTGTAGGTAGGCGCCTCAATCCTCCCGTAGAACCCAGCGACCGTCGTGATCTTGAACAAAGCACAGACCACCTGCGTTGTAGCCAGAGTACCGGACCAGCCAACCCCCGTAGACTCGCAGGCGGATGCAGCCACGGTCGATGTCTTGCCACTCACAGGAGAAGGTCTCCCCCTCCAACCCGCGATACGGTCCTTGACCAGCAGTACTCACCAGCGGAGGAGAAGGAGGAGGAGGAGGATCGGGACGTGTTTCCGGGTGGCGATCGGTTTTAGACATTCTATCCCTCAACGGCCTCGCTCGAGAGTCCGAAAACCTCCCTCACCCTCTTCTGTCTCGCCGGGCCCGTGAGGCTCGTCTCCTCGCTGTGCCCGAGGATCAAGATATGACTACTCGATGTTGTGGATACACCGGCTTCGACCAGCCGTTTTTTGTTTGCCATATGCTCCATCCTTCTTATACAGGGTCAAACACACATTACATGGAATCAATGATATTTAAAGGAGTGTATTTCAAAGAAAACAGATATTTAGTACGTTCCAAAAGAGAGTTGGCACGATACTTCCAAATTGGGAGAAAGTCGATTAAACTTGCGTAGATAGTAGACTCCATTTTTGGATTTTCAAAAAGGTAGTTTTTGGAACGTAAGGCCTTCTTTGCCCTCACTCTGTCATTTAATTTATGCAGACTTTCGTCCATAACTATGTCCTGACGACCATCTTCAGTTCTCTCTCCAGGAGAGAAATGTGCGAGGATTTGATCCCATTGCTACCGGAAGCGTAGGACACCTGACAGAAGTCGGCTGCTCGGGTCACTGCCACATAGAGCAGACGAAGCTCCTCATCCGGATCGGTTGACTTCGCACAGGGGAAACGTCCTTGAGCTACATCAACAAGAAAAATATTGTTAGCCTCCATGCCCTTTATTCTGTGTATTGTACTTAGTGTCAGAGCGTCCTTCGTCGTGCCTTCCTTCAACCGCAGGCCAGCTCGCTTGGCCTCCTGGACGGCCACCGTGAGGGCGTCCACGTAGGCCAGGAACGGTGCTGCAGTGCTGAATAGGCTCGCCATGCGCTTCAAGGCAGCCAGGGCGGCTACTCGGGACTCGTCCATGCCGAGGAGGCCTTCCTCGCGGCGTAGCTCCTCCACGTAGCCTGTCCGGTCTAGCACCATGCCGATCATCTTCTCGGGGGCCGACGTGTACTCGAGTGGGTTCGCAACTGGCATGGGTGTCGCCTGGGAGACGGCCAGCTCGTGGGCATCAGCCTTCACGGAGAGGGCGTTCATGTCCTGCAGTAGCTGAGCCAGCTCACGCACAGCCTTCCGCTGTCTGAAGTGGAGCTCGTCAGACACTTCGCACAGGCAGTCCAGCAGGGCCATGTTTCGCGCCTCGGCCATGGCCGTGGCCTTGGCAATGGTGGGCAGTCCGATGAAACGGAAGGGCTTGTTGATGATGTGCCGCATCCAGGAACCATCCGGATCGTAGTTCGCTGCCACCCGCAGGTAGCCAAGGATGTCTCGAACCTCCTTCGACTCGAAGAAGGATCCCGAGGCCATCTTGATGTAAGGCACACGCTGGCGAATGCAGGCGATCTCCACCAGATCAAGACCCACCTTCAGCCTCGACAGCACGACACTTGAGCGAAGCCCATTCTCGACTCCGAGCTCCCGGCACTGACGGACGACGTCCTCCGCCTCCATCTCCACCGTTTCATATTCCTTGATCTTGATGGCATCCGGGTGGAGTATTTGCCGTGTCGAGATGATGTCTCCGGCGATGTGCCACGGCTTGCCACGGACGATCCCAGTCGACACCGAGCATATGGTTTGATTCGACCGGTAGTTCAATGGCAGCACGAGTGATTGCACATCTGGATTCTTGGAAAAATCGACGAACAAGGTTGGCTCAGCCGATCGCCACTTGTAGATTGAATTGAGGACTACAATACCATCTGCCACGTAGGCATGATCATATTCTACATCCAGAGAATACACTGGGCCGACGTACCATTCCCATTCTACACCAGTGACCGGTGTCCAGTTGTTGGCACCTTCCGGTAATGGCACAAATGTTTGCTGTGGCACAAGCTCATCTGCCAGTAGCTCAACCAATTCGCCACTGGAGGCATCCATTGTGATGAACTTGTGATTCGGTGTGACACGCACGATCCTGTCGGCAGCATGGACACTTAGCAATCTGCCTCTGTAGCCTCGCCGTGAGATGCGCATGAAACGAGGCTGTGCGCAGCATCTACTGGCTTGGCTCCAACCCATCACTATGCTCTCCTCGGTCAAATCTTCGATCGGTGTGGGCAAGAGACGTCCCCCGAGAACGAGTGTGCCGGGCGGGTGGCATTGTGATGCATCCCCGGCTACCATCAGGTTGTGCAAGCCGTTGTCTGTCACGGGCGCCGTCGATAATGTTTTCACACAGGAGATGCACGAATCGAGACCGACGAGCAATCGAGCTACATCCCATTGAATAGGATGACTATCTTGCGATTCATCAACAATAACAACAGCCCAACGTTGACGCCATCGTAGTCGAGCCTCTGGGTCGGAAATGAGTTTCATCCAGGACCAAAGCAGCATGTCATCAAATGAGTAGAGATTCATCCCATCGCGTTTGCGTTCGAGATCCACAAAGAGGTTGACCAGCAGTTTGGGCGACACGCCAGCCGTCTGGGACCAGAGTTGTGCACGTGATAACAGGTGTTGGTCAGCGATGTCATTCAACAGAAAAGGATCGCCACTCACGTGACACAAGCCGGTGGCCTTGCAGTCATCGATATAGCGCAGTACTCCCTCGAGGTCGACACCCCATTGCGGTAGCGACCGGTTCTTCCGGTACTCGGCGAGGAGCTTCTTCGTCTCGAGCTTCAGTTTGTCTTTCTCATCGACGGTGCCATGGGACATCAGGTCCGTCTCGGCTGCCACGATCTGTCGACAGACGGAGTGAATCGTACCGACCCGCGCCGACTCGATGCCGAGAGTCTTCAGTCGGGAGTTCATCACCTCCGCTGCCGAACGTGTGAACGTCATGGCCAGGACATACTGGGGGTCCAATCCGTCATCGGCCATACGTGCGATACGTGCTGTAATCACTCGTGATTTGCCTGATCCTGGTACCCCGGATACACAAGCCAAGCCTGGGCCGACGTTCACCGCTGCAATTTGATACTGATTCAGCGAATCGAGCAGGGCTTGCAATTTCGGACTGTAGCTCATTTGCCTCTGGGGTCGAGGTTGTCTAGGCTCCACCAGTCTTTGCAGATGGACTCAGCCACGGCCTTCCAGCTGATCTTCCCCTTCGGCATATCTTTCTTGCCATCGATCGGCATGGTCCAAGAGAGACCACGCTCGACGACAGCGATGTTGAAGCTTTCGCCATCAGCCCCCATCATCTGAAATGCGGTCTCGAGTGGCCACATCCCCTTCAACACTTCGAACAGTTGTTTGAGCACACTGGCCTTTGTGTGATTCACGATGAGGAAGCGCTTTGGATTGAAGTGCTCCAGGCCAAGTAGGGCGGTGCACAGAGCGGACATGAGGCTGGCACTGTGATGTTTACGTTGCTCGGATCGGTCCTTCCTTGCCACGGCTGACACCTGCTTCTTTGGATCTGCCGCAGCCGCTGCCCGTTTCATCTCTGCCGGCGGCGGGGCCAGCTTCTCCAGATCGAAGATGCCCTTCTTGTCGACACGGAACAGCAGGTCGATGATGCTCTCGCCTCCGTCGCAGATGTCGAAGTATGTACAGCAACCCCAACGACCGACGCACGATGCACGATTGCGTGGCCACTTGGTCGGATCGTTTCTGTATTCCGGCATGGAGAGCCGACGGTAGAGCTCGATGGAGTATGGCCTGACGCAGTCACGGTAGAACTCAGCCAGAGCGACCTCGTCCACCGTGGTCTCGACGCGGAAGTAGCTCTTCTCCGGAGCTGGCTCCTTGTGCTTGACAGCGACGGAGAAGACCATGCCGACGAATGGCCCGAAGACCTTCTCCTCATCCGACCGTGTGTAAACCAAAGCATTCATTAGAAATTGTCCGTCAGAACCATATCCCTTTGAAAGATCATAGGTGAGGGCGCTTGCAGTTTTTCTGTCGACAATAAGAATGCCAGAAGCCACCGGTCCTGGAGGAGCACATGGCGCCCCTGGCGCTCTCTTCGCCAGCAGCATGTCGTGCCTGCAGCTGTTGGGCACGTAGACGAGCTTGCCATTGATCCGCTCCGGCTCACCCCAGAACACAGCATTCGTCTCGACACCGCGGATGTCCCACTCCGAGGCCTCCTCGACGGCGTACTTGCAGAGCTCGGTGTAGACCAGTCGCTGGACAAGGCCGGCCAGCTTCGGCGCTCCAGCCTGACGTAGGGCGTCGCAGGGCTCATCATACCGACGCTGGCCGCCACTGTTGTACCACAGGGCCCAGCAGGCATGATAGGTGGAGCCGAAGTCCAGGGCGAGCTGTCGCCCCTTCGCACGCAGACCCATGACGAGGTTGTAGTATGCCTTACGCCAGCAGTGCATCGGGAGCTCGAGAGTGTGCCAGGAGAAACCTCCCACCGACGGCCCACCGACCATGCCCGGAATGCTGTCCAGCACGGCCTCGACATCGACCGCATCCTCTCCCGATCCCAAGATCAACTCGGTGAGCAATGCTGCCTCCGGAGTCCCGTAGGCCGATTCTGGAGTCCCGTAGGCCGCCACTTCTGCACACGATGCTACCGCACTGGTTGGCTCGGCGAGCAGAGTGGGAGCCATTGGCTGCACAGAGATCTCAGGG